TTGGAGAAGTTGAAATTTCTACTGCCAAATTACCAGAAGTACAAAAAGTTATTATTAACTCACAACCATCTTTAGGTTCTCTGTTTATCTCACAAAATGCAACTACTTGGACTGCAGTTCAAACTGATGACCTTAAATTTACTCTTAACAAATGCAAATTCTCTACAACAGGAGGAACTGCAAGATTTTATAATTCTAAAGTAGAAGTTGAAGATTCTGAAAATCTTCTCCCAACAAATCCAATTGTAGTTGGAGTTGGTTCAGATGCTCCAAATAATGGATATTTTATGCAAATTATTCATCCAAATCATGGAATGAATTCTGCAAGTAATGTTGTGAAGATTGAAGGTGTTTCAACAGATGTTACCCCAACAACATTAACTGCTGGATATGGTATAACAGAAACTGGAACTATTTCTGTAACAAGTAATTCAAACTTTACCACCTTTGAAGGCCAATCAGTTTCATCAGCAAATCCTGGATATATTTCAATTGATGGTGAGATTATTAAGTATGAAGATGCTTCTGTTGCTGGACAACTTTCAGTCATTACAAGAGGCATACAAAACTCTCCAGTCATAAACCATTCAACCACCACATCTTTAGTTTACAAGTATGAGTTTAATGGAGTATCTCTGATTGGAATCAATACTACTCATACAATTTCAAATTCTCATCCAGTTACTGTAGATTCATACTATATTGGTGTGGGCAAATCATTCACATCATCTAAATTTGGAGGTGGAGACTCTGTATATGCAACTAAAAACAAGTTGTACAATACAGTAGGCATAAGTTCAGAATTTGTTTCAGTCTTTAATGGTACAGTACCTTGTGCTGCATCATTAAGGTCTATTTCTGGACAAAGTGTTGATGGAAATGAATCTCCATTTGCTGACCAAGGTTATTCTTCACTTTCAATATCAAACACAAACATATTCAATAATATTAGATTGGTTGCATCAGAAGAAAATGAAAATCAATTCTTAAATGCAACTCAATTCCCAGGAAACAAATCTCTCACATTAGACTTTAATTTAGGAACTACTGATTCTAATGTATCACCAATTATTAATGTTGAAAAATCTTTCTTAACCATTAATAATAATAGAATTACTCAACCAATTGTTGGGGTTGCTTATACTACTGATAACAGAGTTAATTCAAATGTGGATGACCCACACACATTCATCCACATTACTAATAGAGTTGATTTACTGCAAAGTGCAAATGCCCTGAAAGTTCTTCTGGATGCTTATAGACCAGCAGACTGTGACATTAGAGTTCTTTACAAAACATTTAGAAATGATTCTCCAGACGAAGACCAAGTTTGGAGTTTGTTCCCAGGATACACTAATTTAGATGTAAATGGAAACATAAAAAATCAAGCTTATAATAATGGACTGTCTGATAAACTTGTGCCATCAAGTTTAGTAAATCAATATTTGGAATATGAATATACTATGAACGACTTGGAAGATTTCACAGGATTTGCAATTAAGATTGTGTGCTCAAGTATCAATCAAGCAGTAACACCAATTATTGAAAACTTGAGAGTGATTGCATTAAAATAATGAATAAGTATGCTAAAGTTGAAGGTCACACAAATATTATTAGAGATTTGAAAACAAATGCAATCATTAATACAGACATTCAGGGAATGCAGAATTATATTTCTTCTAAAAACAAAAGGATGAATGACAAACAGGTCATGGATACCTTGATAGATGATGTTGATGATTTGAAACAATCCATAGAAGAAATTAAAGGATTATTGAGGAGCATTTTAAATGGACCCTGAAAAATTAGAACTTGAGACTATTTCAAAATTATTTGAATATGAAAAGATTTCAAGAGAACTTGATACTTGTACTAATATTGATTTAATGAGAAATCTTTGCAAATGTTATGTGAAGTTGTACATGAAGCAAGAGGAAGTTGTAGCAAACTTGGTTAAAGGTTTCTAAATACTTAAAAAGTATAAAATAATGGCAAAACCAGCATCAAGACAAGAATTAATTAATTATGCTTTAAGGCAACTTGGTGCTCCTGTTCTAGAAATTAATGTTTCAGAAGAACAGATAGATGATAGATTAGATGATGCTCTACAGTATTTTAATGAAAGGCATTTTGATGGTGTAGAAAAAATGTTCTTGAAGTATAAGTTTACTCAAGATGATATTGATAGGGGTAGAGCACGTGGTGGAGCAAAAACTGCAGGCATAGTTACCACCACTGCAACTGGACCTCTAGGAACTTATAGTTGGGAAGAAAACTCAAACTACATTCCAATTCCTGATGCTGTTATTGGAGTAGAAAGAGTATTTAAACTTGACAACAGAACTATTACGTCAAACTTGTTTAATGTTAATTACCAGTTATTCTTGAATGATATTTACTGGTTTAATTCCACTGAACTTGTAAACTATTATGTTACCAAAAGATACTTGGAAGATATTGATTGGATTGTAAACCCACAAAGACAAATTAGATTTAATAAGAGACAAAATAGACTGTATATTGATATGAGTTGGGATAGCATTGTGGCAGGAAATTATCTTATTATGGAGTGTTACAGAATCTTAGACCCAGCAAATTATTCCAAAGTCTATAATGATTATTTCTTAAAACTGTATTTTACAGCATCCCTTAAAAAGCAGTGGGGACAGAACTTAATTAAATTCCAAGGAGTTAAACTTCCTGGTGGTGTAGAACTGAATGGACGTCAAATCTATGATGATGCTGTCAAAGAATTAGAAGATATTAGAATGAGAATGATTAGTGAGTTTGAAACTGCTCCATTTGATCTTATAGGATAATATGTTAAATCCATTTTTCATACAAGGCACATCAGGGGAACAAAGTCTTGTTCAGGATTTAATTAATGAACAGTTGAAAATGTATGGCATAGAAGTTTATTATATGCCACGACAATATATTACTGAAGGAAAAGTCATAAAAGAAGTCCTGTATTCAAAATTTACTTCTGCTTTTCCTATTGAAGCATATCTGGTCAATTATGAAGGATTTGACCCTAACAGCATTTTAATGAGTAAGTTTGGGGTTAAAATTACTGATGAAATGAACCTCATCATTTCAAAAGAGCGATTTGAAACTTATGTTGGTGAACTGATGAAGGGTATTAGTAATGTAAAAAATGCATTACGACCAAATGAAGGTGATTTAATTTATATTCCATTAAGTGATAGCTTTATGGAAATCAAATATGTTGAAAATAGAAAACCATTTTACCAACTTCAGAAGAATTATGTCTATGAGTTAAGATGTGAACTTTATGAACTTGAAGATGAAGAGATCGCAACAAGTTTGCCTGAAATTGATTCAGTAAGAACCTATGATGCAACACTTCAACTTTCTGGAATAGGAGTAACTGCAACAGCAAATACATCTCTTGTATCAGGTGCCATTCAGAAAATAACTGTTATTAATGGTGGATATAGATATTCTTCAGTACCAACTGTTAATATTTCTGCACCCCTTTCTGGAAAAAAGGCAAGATTTGTTGGTGTGATGACAAGTAGAACTGCTTTACTTTCATCTCAAAGTTTAGGTACGATATACATAGAAGATCCTGGATATGGATACAATCCAAACAGCACGCCAATAGTTTCTATTGTTGGAGGTGGTGGATACAATGCAAGTGCAACAGTTGGTATAGCAACAACAGGAAGTATTGGTCCAATTTTTCTTTCTAATATTGGTCAAGGATATGTTACTGAACCTGTTGTAACAATATCTGGTCCTGTATCTGGAGGAACTACTGCTATTGCCAAAGCATTTTTAAATGGCACTGGAGGCATTTCCACTATTAGAATTGTAAATGCAGGTTATGGATATACACAAACTCCAACCATTACTATCTCTGCAGGAAGTTCTGTATCTACTGGCAACTTCCTGTTTAATGAAATAGTCACAAGCACAGTTTCAGGTGCATCAGGAAGAGTTACAGATTGGGATGCTGAAACTAAACAACTTAAAGTTACTGGTTTTGGAACTAATTTTTCTGTTGGAGATGTAATTGTTGGTGCTGCATCAAGTGCAATCTATGTTGTCTCAAGGGCACCACAATATGATGCAGCAGAAACTTATGACTCATCTGATGATATTCAAGATGAATATGATGATATTGTAGATTTTACAGAAGTCAATCCTTTTGGGGAGATTTAAATTAAATAAATAGAGGTAAAGGAATTTAGTAGAAGTCATGGCTATTGGACCTCAAGGTAGAATAGGACCACAAGGATCAAGAGGACCACAAGGATCAAGAGGACCACAAGGATCAAGAGGACCACAAGGTGCTATTGGACCTCAAGGTAGAATAGGGCCACAAGGTGCTCAAGGTGCACGAGGACCTCAAGGTGCACAAGGTGCAAGAGGACCTCAAGGAGCACAAGGACTACAAGGTGCAGCAGGACTTCCAGGATCAAAAGGTTTAGTAGGTCCTCAAGGTGCACGAGGACCTCAAGGTGCACAAGGATTATCTGGTTCAGGGGGACCACAAGGATCAAGAGGACCACAAGGTACATCAGGTTCTGCAGGAACTCTTGCAAGAACTACAATAACTGGAACAACAGCTTCTATAGCAAATGCTGCTTCTGCAAATATTACATTAACTGGTTTCAAGAGTTACTTGTTATCAAAAATTGCAACAAGTCATGCAGCATGGATTACTTTATATGTTTCTAATGCTGCAAGAACTGCAGATGCTACAAGAGGTGAGCAAGTTGATCCATTACCAGGGTCTGGAGTAATTGCTGAAATTATCACCACTGGAGCAGCAACTGTATTACTTACTCCAGCAACTATTGGATGGAATAATGATGTTCCTCCCAGTACAAGCATTTATGCAAAAGTCGTTAATAGATCTGGAGCTTCTGCTGCAATAACAGTTACATTAACTGCAGTTCAATTAGAATCCTGATATGGAAAAAGAATACGTAGTCACATTAAAAAATTATGATGATTTAGATTCTTTTTATGATGAAATGGAAACACAGGGAAATTGTTTTCCTCATAGAGTTCCAGAAAGAGAAATTGCATGTGTTAATAAAAGACCTATTAGTAGAAATACACATTACTTATTGACTGACGAAGAAGCAGAAACTTTGAGAAAGGATAGAAGAGTTCTTGCAGTAGAACTTCTTCCATCAGAACTTGGATTAGTACCTACTCCATATCGAACTCAATCTGCAACTTTTCAAAAAAGTTCTACAATTACGAGCACTGAAAAAAATTGGGGATTGCGTAGATGTATTGGAGCACTTGGACAACCATTAAGTATTAATAAATGGGCATTTCCTGTTCCTACTGGAGGATCTAGCACATCATTTGCAACTATAAAAACTACAAGTTCTGGAAAAAATGTAGATGTAGTCATTGTAGATTCTCACATTAATCCCCTTCATCCAGAGTTTGCTGTAAATGTTGATGGTACTGGAGGAACTAGAGTCAATCAATTTAATTGGTTCCAATACAGTTCTGCACTAGGTTATACAAGTAGTGGTTCTTACAGCTATGCAAATGTATCTTCCAATCATGGAACTCATGTTGCAGGAACTGTAGCAGGAAACACACAAGGTTGGGCAGGAGATGCAAATATTTACAATATGGAATTTGATTATGCTGGGGCAGTTTCAGGAGCTCCAGCTGCTGGTCAAATTACAACAACTGATTGGCCTTTATATATTTTTGATTACTTGCGTTATTTTCATAAAAATAAACCAATTAATGCCACAACAGGAAGAAGAAATCCAACAATTACTAATCACAGTTGGGGATATATGATAACAACTCCTATTAATTTAAGTAGCATTTCCTCTGTAACTTATAGAGGAGTGACTAAAACTGTTACTGGAACTAATCCTCAAAGAAAGACAACATTAGAAGCAAATGGAGTTCCAGTTCCAACAGGAACATCTCTCCTTAATACTCCTCAAAGATATCCAGCTTTGGATGCAGATATTCAAGATGCCATAAATGATGGTGTGGTAGTTATTGGGGCAGCAGGAAACAGTCGTTGGAAAATTGATGTTCCTGGAGGAACTGATTATAATAATAGTGTTACAACAACCGGAGGTTCTATAATTTATCATTCTCAAGGAAGCTCTCCAGGGGCTGCTAATAATGTAATTTGTGTAGGATCACTGGGAACTGATCCAGATTTAGAACAAAAATCAGATTTTAGTAATTGTGGACCAAGAGTTAATGTATATGCACCTGGATCTAATATAATTTCATCAGTTTATAATTCATCAGCAGCATCTGAATTTAGTATTACATTAGCAAATGATCCCAGAAATGCTTCTTTTAGGATAGGATCTATTTCAGGAACCAGCATGGCTAGTCCTCAAGTTGCTGGTGCTATAGCATGTTTAGCAGAGCAATATCCAAGAATTAATAATTCATTTGTTTTGAAATATTTGACAGAAAATTCTCAACCAGCAGTTTATCAAGGAGTTGGGATTAACACTTCACCTTACAGAAATACTCAAGGATCTCCAAATAGACTTTTAGTTTATAAAGAAGAAAGATTAATTCCAGAGTCTATAAAATCTTTCACTTTAGATCCATATGGTTCTGTAATAACTCAACCAAGAGATAGATTTAATACAAGAAGCTCATCTACATTAAAATATCCAAGAAGAAACGTTAGTTTTTCTAAAATATCTGAGTAAATTTAATAAATATAAAATAAACAAAAATAATTATGTTTGGGCATTATTTTTATCATAAGTCAATACAGAAAACTGTAACTGCATTTGGCACATTATTCAATAATATCCAAATCAGACATTTTAATGATGCAGGAGAACCTATTTCTGTATTGAAAGTTCCCCTTGCTTATGGTCCAACACAAAAGTTTTTGGCAAGAGTTAATCAGCAACCTGCAGGTGATAGAAAGGTTGCTATTACGCTTCCCAGAATGTCATTTGAAATGACGTCTATTGATTATGATTCTCAAAGAAAATCATCAGTCATACAGACATTTTCTTCTCCAAGAAAAGATGATGGAACTCCTACAAAAGTTTATAATCCAACCCCATACAATATTGGATTTGAACTCAATATTATGGCAAAACTTCAAGATGATGTTCTTCAAATTGTAGAGCAAATCCTTCCATTCTTTCAACCAGCATTTAATGTTACTGTAAGATTAGTTCCTGAAATTAATGAGTCCAGAGATATTCCTGTTGTCCTGAATAGAGTTGGATTTAGAGATGACTATGAAGGTGATTACACTACAAGAAGGATTCTGATTTATACTTTAAGTTTTACTGCAAAAACACATCTGTTTAGTGAAATTCCATCTAATAGTCAAGGACTTATTAAAAAGGTTCAAGTTGATTATGCAACTGATGCATTATTGAGTGCAAGAAGAGAAGTCAGATACACTGCAACACCTAAAGCACTTGAAGATTATAATGAAGATGGCAATATTGATTCTTTAGATGACCCACTCATTCCATTTGGCGATGACTTTGGATTCAACGAAGAGATTATAGATTTCCAAGATTTTAAAGAATATAGTAGCAGTCAGGGAACTGATGTAGATATATAATATATGGATAATAATTTTTCACAGATAGAAAAATCATTAGATATAGAAACAACTATTGTTCCTATATCTAAAAGTGATATTGATTTGAAAAAAATAGAAGAAGTAAATGATCCACAAAAAGATTATGAATACAGTAGAGGACAACTGTATAGTTTAATCTCCAAAGGTCAAGAAGCAGTTGATGGTATATTAGAGATTGCTCAAGAGTCAGGACACCCAAGAGCATTTGAAGTTGCAGGTCAATTAATCAAATCTGTTGCAGATACCACAGATAAGTTGATTGATTTGCAAAAGAAAATGAAAGACCTTGAAGCACCACAAAAAGGTCCAACAACAGTCAATAACTCTTTATTTGTTGGTTCCACAGCAGAACTTTCTAAACTTATAAAACAAGGTCTTCTAAATAATACAGAAGAATAATTATCATAAATGAAAGAAGGAAATTTACATCAGTGGTTTCAAAGTTCCAGTGGTGTAACTAAAACTGGTAAGAAAAAACCAGGGTGGGTTCAATCCGATGGATCTCCTTGTGCTAATGAACCAGGAGAAACAAAAACACCAAAATGTTTTTCAAGTTCAAAATTAAAAAGTATGTCTAAAAGTGAAATTAGATCAGCAGTAAGAAGAAAGAGAGAACAGGATCCTGGACAACAACAGAAGACAGGTGCAGCAAAACCAACTTATGTTTCAACAGATTCTCCAACTAAAAAAATGAAAAAAGAAGAATTCATGTCAGAAGAAGATAAAAAAGGTAAGGGTAGTGGTAAGAAAGATGCCTGTTACCATAAAGTAAAAGCAAGGTTCAAAGTTTGGCCAAGTGCCTATGGATCTGGAGCACTTGTTAAGTGTAGAAAAGCAGGTGCTGCAAATTGGGGAAACAAGTCTGAAGAAGTTAGTGTAGAACAACAATACGAAACAGATACTAAGTACTGTCTCCTCTGCAGAAAGAATGAAACCAGAGCAGAGTGTTCTTATGGTCCAACCATGTGGGACAGATACTCTATTGCTAAAATTCATCCTACAAATGAATCAAAGATTCATGAAGACCACAAAGAGATCGCAAGTGGTAAGAAGAAGGATGAAGAAGGATACATGGCAAGGGTTGAATTTGACCAAATTGAGAGAGCAGTCAATATCTTAAGAAGTAGAATTAAAAAAGGTGACCAACAGATTCCTGCATGGGTTCAGTCAAAGATTACTAGAGCAGCAGATTTTATTGATACTGCAGCAGAATATATGCAAAGTGATGAGGATGTATCAGAAGCATGTTGGACTGGTTATAAGCAAGTTGGAATGAAGAAAAAAGGTAAGAAAATGGTTCCAAATTGTGTCCCTGCAAATGAAGATACTTCCTGCAAATGAAGATACTTGTAAAACTTTCTCCCAGTTTATGGAACTTGCAGAAGCTAAAAAAAAAGTAAAAATAAGTACAAACAAACCTATTGAATTTAAAATTGCAGATATTGGTCCAGGAGGAAAAGAACATAATGTAAAAACTTCCAAAGGATGGAAAGACATTAAAGAAGTTGCTGCATGGCAAAAGAAGGCGGGCAAGAATCCATCTGGTGGACTTAATGAAAAAGGTAGAAAATCTTATGAAAGGGAAAATCCTGGAAGTGATCTTAAACCACCTCAACCTGGCGGTGGTCCACGTAAAAGATCATTTTGTGCAAGAATGGGAGGAATGCCTGGTCCTATGAAAGATGAAAAAGGTCGTCCAACAAGAAAAGCCTTAGCATTACGTAAGTGGAAGTGTTAATAATTTATGAGCGAAAATATATATCTTGGTAATCCACTTCTTAAGAAAGCGAATACACCTATTGAATTTTCTCAAGAACAAATTATTGAATTTGTTAAATGTAAAAATGACCCTGTATATTTTTTAAAGAACTATGTTCAGATTGTAACTTTGGACCATGGTTTGCAATTATTCAAACCATATCACTTCCAAGAAAAGTTAGTTAAAAACTTCCATGAACATAGATTCAACATCTGTAAGATGCCTCGTCAGACAGGTAAATCTACAACTGTTGTGTCTTATCTCCTACATTATGCCATCTTTAATGATAATGTAAATATTGCTATTCTTGCAAACAAAGCATCTACTGCAAGAGATTTGTTGTCAAGATTACAAACTGCATACGAAAACCTACCAAAATGGTTACAGCAGGGTATCTTGGCATGGAATAAAGGTTCTATGGAGTTGGAGAATGGGTCAAAGATATTGGCAGCTTCTACATCTGCATCTGCTGTCAGAGGTGGATCCTATAATATCATATTCCTTGATGAATTCGCATTCATTCCAAACCATATTGCAGACCAATTCTTTGCATCTGTTTATCCTACTATTTCTTCTGGTCAAAGCACGAAAGTTATCATAGTTTCTACGCCAAATGGCATGAATCACTTCTATAGGATGTGGCATGATGCTGAACGTGAAAGAAACTCTTATGTTCCAACTGATGTTCATTGGTCAGAGGTCCCAGGTAGAGATGATCTATGGAAGAAACAAACTATTGAAAATACATCAGAACAACAGTTCAAGACAGAATTCGAGTGCGAATTCTTAGGATCTGTTGATACTCTGATTGCACCAAGCAAACTCAAAAGTTTAGTTTATGATGACCCCATCAAAAGAAGCAAAGGTCTTGATGTTTATTATGAACCTCAAGAACATCATGATTACTTGATTACTGTTGATGTGGCACGTGGTGTTGGTAATGACTACTCTGCATTTGTAGTTGTAGACATTACAACATTTCCACACAATATTGTAGGTAAGTATAGAAATAATGAAATCAAACCTATGCTATTTCCAAGTGTAATTGTGGATGTAGCAAAGGCATACAATAATGCATTTATACTTTGTGAAGTCAATGATGTTGGAGACCAAGTAGCAGCAATTATTCAATATGACTTGGAGTATCAAAACTTACTCATGTGTTCTATGCGTGGTAGAGCAGGACAGATTGTAGGTCAAGGATTCTCTGGTAAGAAAACGCAACTTGGTCTTAAAATGTCTAAGACAGTTAAGAAAGTTGGTTGCCTCAATCTTAAAACTATGATTGAGGAAGACAAACTTATCTTTAATGACTATGAAATCATCAGTGAATTGACTACCTTTATCCAAAAACACAACTCCTTTGAAGCAGAAGAAGGTTGTAATGATGACTTGGCTATGTGTCTTGTAATCTATGCATGGTTAGTGGCACAAGATTACTTCAAAGAACTTACTGAACAAGATGTTAGAAAAAGATTATATGAAGAACAGAAGAATCAAATTGAACAAGACATGTCACCATTTGGATTTATTTTAACAGGATTTGAAGACAAAGCAGAAGTTGATGTAGATGGAGACCTATGGCACCTTGATGAATATGGAGATAGGTCTCATGAATTCTCTTATATGTGGGAATACAGGTAATGGATATAGAAAATCTTTTTACCTTAGACCATTTATTATTTTCTACCAGAAAATGTAGATGTTGTGGAAAGGAGAAAGATTTACTAAATGATTTTTATCAAACCAGAAAGGATAGGGGGAAGTATGCATCATCCTATGCTTATGAATGTAAATCATGTACTATAAAAAGAATTATTCAAAAACGAAAACAAAACCTTATGTCTATTGAGTGGTGCTACCCAGATTGGTAATGTTCATGCATTGTTTCCCCAATGAAAAAGTCGCAAATTATAAATACTTGTAGATCAAAATGAAGCATTTAGAGGAGTTAAAATGGCGTTAAGCTTAGCATCTCCAGGGGTCAAAGTCAGAGAAGTTGATTTAACAAGAGGTGGAGTAACAAATACGACATCTTTATCAGCAGGAATTGCAGCACCTTTTGCAAAAGGTCCAGTCAATCAAGTAGTTACTATTGCTAATGAAAATGAGTTAGTAACTGTTTTTGGTAAACCATCTTTAGATAGTTATCACTATGAGTCATGGTATTCAGCATCTAACTTCCTTGCATATGGCGGAAGTTTAAAGGTTGTTAGATGTGCTGGTTCATACCTCAAAAACTCAAATGCTGGTGTTGGTATAGCATCAACAGCAGTAACTGTTAATAACTTTGATGCATACCAAGCATCAACTCCAACTTCATACTACTGGGCAGCAAAAAACCCTGGGCACTGGGCAGAAGGTCTTAAAGTATGTGTTATTGACAACTTTGCAGATCAAATTATTGAAGTAAATGATATTACTGATTTTGCAGTTGGGTATGGTGTAACTCAACCATTATCTGGTGTTATTGCTGGAGTTGGAATTACTGCCACAGCATCTGGATACCTTAAAGGTATTATTACAGGTATTGGAATAACTTCTGGACTCCCATCTTCTTCTCACATAGCAGTTAAAGTTCTTTCCTCTGTAAGTGGAGCAACAGAAACTGCAAGAGAGTACACTGAACAGGGAGTTTATGCATTTAAAGCATCTGATGAATTGGGATTACACATGCCAGGTGATCCTGATGTTGGTACTCCATCAGCAATTACAACCACAGAATCAGTATCTGACTGGTATAATTCTCAAAATATTTTAGATACTGCCAAGGGCGATTCTACTACACTTTCTTGGAGAAGCGTTGCCCCTAAACCAAGAACTAATGGTTATGTAACAGAAAGAGGTGGTGGAAATGATGCCTTCCATGTAGTTGTTGTAGATAGCAAAAAAGTTGGTAATGTATCAGGAACTCCACAAGCACTGCTTGAAAAGTTCTTAAACCTTTCAAAGGCAGTTGATACTAAAATTTCACCATCTCAGAATGTTTATTACAAAGATTATCTTGCATACAATTCAACTTACATCTATTCAGGAAAATCAATAGGCGATACTGCTGATGCTTATTGGGATACAACCCCAATTGCAGTTAAGTATACATCAGGGTTTACTCAACAAGACCTTACTTCTGGAGTTTGGGGAGTTAATGCAGAAGGTGTTACTTTCAACTCAATTGGAAATGTATCTTACACTCTTCAAAATGGTCAAGATTATAGCATTCCAACTGGTGGAGCAAATTATATTGGTGGATTTACAGTTTCTCTGACAAATCTGACTGATGCTTATGACTATCTTGCAAATGAAACTGAAGTTCCTCTTGACTTCTTACTGCAAGGAAGCACTGCATTAGGTAAGGAACAGGAGCAAGCAAAAGCAAATTACTTAACCTCTATTGCAGAAGCAAGAAAAGATTGCCTTGCATTTATTTCACCAAGCAGAGAATTGGTTGTTAATGTAACTCCTGCTGCTACACAACTCACTAATGTATTAGGATTCTTTAGCCCACTGACTTCTTCATCTTATGCAGTATTTGACAGTGGATACCAATATGTTTATGACAGATTCAACCAACAGTTTGTTTACATTCCATGCTCTGCTGATGTAGCAGGTCTGTGTGCAAGAACTAATATTGAACAGTTCCCATGGTTCTCACCAGCAGGAAGTGCAAGAGGAACCATTAAGTATGCAATCAAACTCGCATACAATCCAGACCAAAATGCAAGAGATCAACTGTATTCTCAAAGAATCAACCCAATCATTTCTTCTCCTGGTTCAGGAATTATTCTCTTTGGTGACAAGACTGCACTGTCATTCCAATCTGCATTTGATAGAATTAATGTTAGAAGATTGTTCATCACCCTTGAAAATGCAATCAAAGGTGCAGCAAATGCTCAACTGTTTGAGTTCAATGATGCTACCACAAGAGCAAACTTCATCAACATTGTTGAACCATATCTGAGAGATGTTCAAATCAAGAGAGGCATCACTGACTTCCTCCTTGTTTGTGATGAAACCAACAACACCCCTGATGTAATTGATAGAAATGAATTTATTGCTGACATTTATGTGAAACCTGCAAGATCAATCAACTTCATTGGTCTTACCTTTGTTGCTACCAGAACTGGGGTTTCATTTGAAACAATTGTAGGTACAGTTTAATTTAATCAGGAGAAACTAAAATGGCT